CCTGTACGTTTGTATCGCCTTCGGCTCTAGCTTTATTACTGACTAAAGACAGACAAAGAAGTGATAACGCTAGTAGTCGTAATCGTATCATTCTGTGTAATTTCTTCAATTTTAGTTCCTGATGCTCTAGTAGTCACACTTAATGACCAATCATCAGTAGCAGTATTAGGAGTAAAAATTGCATCTGTAGCTGTTATTCCTCCGCTAGAAGCACTTGTAACAGCAATATTTGAAGCTTCCCAAGTTTCCAGAGCAGACCCATATTTCTGAGTAACTATAGACCTTGTAATAGTCTGAGTAGTATTTTCAGTTCTATTGCTAGAACCAGTTGACCACGTTGGAACTCCGTTTGCGTAACAAGGTGCAACTAAAAACAAACCTAGTAATAATAGTTTCTTCATTTGATACCTACATTAGTGTCTTTATTATCTACTATTTTAGCAGCGTTATTAGGTTTCTTTTTGTTCACACTGATACCATAAGAACCTAAAACCCCACTTGTGAGTCCAGCTAAGAAAGCTCCGTCATTACGGATTTTATCCATATATCCAAGAGTCATCATTGCAAGCGACCAGCAAAGAATCATAAATCGGACAGCGTGACCAAAAAGTTCACCCCAATCCGTACCTTCTTTTTCTTCTTGATCTTCCATAAAAGTGCAAACTCTTGTCTAATACTAGCAATGTAGCTATGTTTGGAAAGTAACACAAGATTATTATGCTCAAACTCTTAAAACCAATACTACTAAAGTTCTTTACTACAACTGCTGTAAAGAGATTAGTAGTCGATCTGCTTAGAGCTATCTGCAAACAAACTACCAACACACTAGATGATCGTGCTGTTGATATGTTGGAGCAACAGTTGTTTCCTAAAATGAACTAATATGAACCACAAAGAATTTTTTAAAATCCTTGTTGGCAACCCACCGCCAGAAATCGAGTTTGAAATCGAAGTTAAACAACGTGAAACAGAACAGTTGCCTGATGAAGCTGTAAGGGCATACTGTTTAGACCTAGTTAAGTACACCAAGCTACAAGATTTGCTTTTGACTTCAGCAATAATGCGTATATCAGAAATAGAAACCAAACTATATCGCTATGAAAAAGGTATGGAGCTATATAAAAAGGTTAGAAAGCTAGGTTTTGTAGGTAAAATTAAGTATCTTCTGTTTGGCAAAACAGATAAAAAGTGATTATATTAATTAAAAACAAGACTAATCATGGATAAAAATTTTAAAATCCTAGAAAAGTTACATTTACTTCTTGCGAAAGAACTAACAGATAAGATTACAAGTGGAGAAGCAAAGGCAGGTGATTTAAACGTAGCTAGACAGTTTCTAAAAGATAATGGTGTTGAATGTTTACCAGTAGAAAAGAACCCAATGCAAGAGCTTATGGAAAACCTACCAGACCTAGATGCTGTACCTTTAGCTGATTTATAATTGCAACCACTACCAAAAAAACTACAAGACTTTAGATATTT